GCTCTCGTCTCTCTTTACTGTGAAAGGCTACCTCCTCACCGTGCTTGAAAAACTCTAAGCCCTCTAGCTCTGCATCATGGTCTGCAATCTCTTGCTCTGTCATGCTGTCTAAAATTCTTAAACGTTTGTCAACCTTTGACCACCTTGTATTAGTTGCCTTGATTAAATAATTTATCTCACCGTTTGTAAGTTGTAAAGTTTTCATAGCGTTTAAACACCTCCTAAAGTTATCATAGCGTTTGCAAGTAAGCCAAGAAAAATAATTAATAACATCTGCCCCATGTAAAAACTTTCATTCTTAACCCATTCTTTTTTTGCTCGTTGCCAAGCTGTTTTTTTTCTAATCATGTTTAAACTTCCTCTTTAAAATTGTTGAATTATAAAACTGTCATTATCTATTCTGATAACTTCTGTTTCTCTTTCTATATCGTCAATGCTTTCATACTCTGAACCATAGTCATCCTGAAACTCTTCCAAGCTATCATACTCTGAATACTCACAGCAAATTGCTATGATGTCTAGCTCTATTTGTTCGCCTGTACTATCCTCTATCATTTCAAAGTAGTCAAATAGTTCAAGCAGTCCAAGCCTTGAAAAATTATCAGGTCTTGTCCTTTGGAACTCGTCTATAAATTGCCATTGATTAACTGTCTTTATCATGTTTAAACACCCTCCACATTTAACACTATAACATCTGTGTCATATGCATCCATAGAATTAACACCGTAGCTTTCAGCTTTCTCAATTGCATCTTGCTCGTTGTCAGCATCTATATCTAAGTAGTGAGTTTCAACCACCTCTAGTTTTACTTTATATTTTTTCATTCTTATAACCTCCTTAAGGTTTTATTAGTTTGTATATTGAATCATAATATTAAATGATTGTCAATAGTTTCTACCACGAAAGCCCCAAATAAATGAGGCTGTTTAAACGTGGTATTATTCTAGCTGTTAGCCCACCCCATTAAATCATTAGCTAACTCTTTTGCTTGATCTTTATTTAAATGTATCTGACTGATAATCTTAGCTAAGTAAACTTGAGCCTTGTCAGTCTCGTCAAAATCATTTGCAAAATAATTAGGCTGATTGATTGAAAGCATTAAGCCATTTTTACCACCTGAAAATTGAGTAAGTTTTACTGCCTTTGCTTTTGTTTTTATTTCTGTTGACATCTTAGAAACCTCCTTTAATTTGTTTATGTTTCTACCAGCAAAAGCCTCAATTAAGAAGCGTATTACTGGTGACGTTAGTCTAGCTTAACTCGATCTCTTCACCCTCGAAAATATCTAAGTCTGCTAGTGTCTCTGATAATGTTTCCATTGTTTATTCCTCCAGTTGTGGGGGCGTTTAAACCCCCTGTTAATTAATTAAGCTAGTTCTAGCTCTCCAACATCACAAGCTAAGCAATCAGTATGTATCATATTCTCAACATTCTTTTTACTAGTTCTGAATGAGAAGTCACAAGAGTCACAAGCTACCTTGATATTTCTAGTGGTCTGTTTTTTCTTGTAAGCCTTAACTTTAGCATGGGGATAATCTCCAAGTTCAAGAATGATTTCCTGTAGCGTTTCCTCCAGTTCAGGGCTGTTAGTTGTAGCTGTCATTTTACCAGTCAAGCCACAAGCTAGAGCCATGCTGCGGAATTTAGCTCCGTGTCCATCTTGGCAATCGTCAATGGCATGAATGTCTTCATGGACTAAAGTTCCTAAAATCTCCAGCCCATCATCACGTGTTGGATTGATAAAGATTTCATTAACTCCAGCATCTGAATGACTTCGAGGATGACATACCCCCACAGTTTCATTTTTGCATCCTGCTCTATAACCTAACGGAAAGCCCACAGAGATTTTTACATCATGGGGAATTATTAGGCTAGCCTTATCAAAAACTTTCTCTTGTAGTTTTTCATTAGCTAGTTGCAACCATGTTTCACGATTGACTGTTTTATCTTGTAATTGTTTCATTTTTATTTTCTCCGTTAAATATTTAAAATTACCACTCAAGGCGTTCAATTAAAATCTCTTTGAAAGTATCCATTTTGAATAAATCAAATTCAGATAGATATTTATTTTCTGTTTTCTTGAGCATCCAGTAAACTTTTCTTAAACGTTCACTGCTTAAATTTCGCCAAGCCTTTTGACATACTTCTGTTATTTCCTTGTTATAGTCATTTTTCATATTTTCACCTTTTTGTTGTGCCCCTAGTAAAGGGCGTTATTTAAGTCTCATAATTAAACCACGTATTCAATATGAGATCAAGCAAAAAAGCCAATTATTTTCACTAATTTAAGATATTAGTTTGAGTGATAATGTAATATAAGTTATAGGCTAAAATCGAGCTTAGAGAAAATAGGTACTAAACCATACCTAGAGACGATAATGCCTTAGAGACGAGCTGAGAGGCTCTGATAGGTTGTCGAGGTTATAGCATGTTTCAAAGTAGATTAATTATAATTATTATTCAATATACATAACTTTTAGTTATATTAACTAGAAAATGACTTTAAAAACGTGGATTGAATTTCAGTAGACTCTAAAATTTTCAGAGTCACTTTGAAACTGGCTCATTTCACAGGTACAGCTCTTTTCAAAGTACTTTAAAAAAGGTACAGGTCTTTGAAATCCCGCTTTAATGCTGAACGTTAGTGAAGGTTATATAGAAAGTTGTAGAGGTTATAGAGTATGTAAGGGGTAGGCAGGAGGTACAGGGGTGGTACCCCCATATATATATAAAACATATACATTTCTAGGGATTTTAGAACATTAACCAGCCCCCTAACTTTACAAAGTTTTATAAGGAACTGATATATAATATTGAATAAAACTTTGAAAGCCCTATAAGCGATATAGTTTCTCTCTAATAGGCAGTCAATAGTTTGGATGTTAGTGTTAGTCTGGAACGACTAGGGTGGGTGTTATATGTATATGTAACCCGGGGGAACCTAACAATCCCATTGTACAGTTTTTTTTCACGTTTGTCAAGTCCTTTTATGAAATAACATAAAAAAACTTCATAACACTTGACAAACTTTACAAATGTCACTATAATAAAGACATGAGCAATAACTATCTACCTGAAACAAAGGATAGACAACTTACTGAAAAGCAGGAAGCATTTCTAGGTCATCTCGTGGACACAGGAGGTAACTTTAAAAAGTCAGCCGAACTTGCAGGTTACTCAGGCAATCACTATCAAGTATTACAATCATTAAAAGAAGAAGTAGTAGATTTAGCCCAGAACGTACTTGCAAGGGAAGCCCCTACAGCAGCGTTTAAGATTATAGAGGTTTTGAAGTCAGATAAGCCTGTACCTCAAGCTAACTATAAGCTACAAGCTGCACAAACTATCCTAGATCGTGTAGGGGTTAGTAAAACAGATCGGATAGACGTTAATCACAATACCAGCGGTGGTATATTTATTCTTCCAGAGAAAAAGGCGATTGACATTACAGACGGAGATTACGAGGATATAAGTGAAGATATTTCTAACTGAGATCGAAGCATATGGGACAACATTTGCAGGACCTAATATTATTGCTCCAACGTATGAGAAAGCAGAACAAGCTGCAGCACAGAATAACTTGGTTGTTGTTGGTGAGCTTGATAGTCTCTATGTTGATGATGAGTTAGAATCACATATTAATACTATACCTAAAGAAGAAGACAGGACAATACACTGATGTTATTAGAAAGATTACAACTTAGAAAAGGTGGTAAAGCTAAAAAGAAGAAGTCCACTGTCAACAAAGCAGGTAACTATACTAAGCCCGGACTACGTAAAAGAATATTTCAACGTATTAAAGCTGCTGCTTCACACGGTACTGCAGCCGGTAAATGGTCTGCACGTAAAGCACAAGCACTAGCCAAAGCTTACAAGAAAGCTGGTGGAGGATACAAGTAATGTTAAAGAAACCACAAGAGTCCCTAAAGAAATGGGGCGACCAAGATTGGGGTACTAAGTCTGGTAAGAAGTCTAGCGATACAGGTGAAAGATATTTACCTAAGAAAGCTAGAGAAGCTTTGAGTGATTCAGAATATGCAGCTACGAGTGCCAAGAAAAGAAAAGATAAAGCTGCCGGTAAACAACACTCAGCTCAACCTAAGAAGATTGCAGAAAAGACAGCCAAGTTTAGAATGGCTAAAGGTGGTAAAGCAGATGGCAGGTTAAAACGAGCAGGAGTAAGTGGTTACAACAAACCCAAGCGTACTCCCAATCATCCCACTAAATCTCACATTGTTGTGGCTAAAGTGGGTGATAAGATTAAGACTATTAGGTTTGGTGAGCAAGGAGCTAAGACTGCAGGTAAACCGAAAGCAGGAGAGTCAGCAAAGATGAAAGCTAAACGTAAATCATTTAAAGCAAGACATAGAAAGAACATTGCCAAAGGTAAACTCTCTGCAGCTTACTGGGCTAATAAGGTTAAGTGGTAATGGGTAAACAAATAGGTAGTGACGAAAAACCTTTTACATTTAAGTCACCAATTTACAAAAACACACACGGAAGTAAAGGAGCCAATCCTAGACCCGGATTCTATACACAAGACTATAGAGATAACTGGGATAGAATATTTGGCAAGAAAAATAAACAACAAGAGGAACAAGACAATGAAAGATAAAATTGAAAAGAAAATTAATAGTATTATTGAAACCAATGATCTTACAGACATGCAAGTCTGGGGTGTATGGTGTGGTATAGGTTTTATATCAGCCTTCATTATTATGTGGATAGTCTAATATACTAAATTATTTAATATGAGCATACCTGACGGATATATAAAACGAGCAACCTCGACTATTCCGTTTGGGTATGAACTAACATCTGAATATGATTCATTTTTAAAACCTATCCCTGAACAGTTAGATGCTTTACAAATTGCAGAAAATATGATAGTGAACGAAGAGATATCACTACAAGCTGCAGTAGATTGGTTAGAATACAAAACAGATAGAAAGATTTCTACTCCCGGTTTAAAGAAACACATTGATAAAAAATATGGTAAACGACACGAAAGACTGGGAGAAGAATCCTCATCTTTACTTGCAAGATGATGATGGTAATTTCATCTTAAAAAAAGATGGAACTCCAAAAAAGAAAGCAGGTAGACCTAAGACCTCAACAGAAAAAGCTATCAAAGCTGCGAGGGCAACTGTGGGTCGTAAGCAGCGTAATATTAAAAAGCTTGAAGCCAAGCTTAATAACGCTAGACAATCTTTTAAAAAACAAAAAGAAACAATACAGAAACTTGACAAGACTGTAGAAGGTCCTGTCACAACAGACGAACTTGATACGCTTCCTAAAGCTGTACAAGAAAACCTAGACAACCACAAAGTTTTATTTCACGCTAACGAAGGACCTCAGACAGATTTCCTTGCTGCCGGTGAAAAAGATGTACTTTATGGAGGAGCTGCCGGTGGTGGTAAATCATTTGCCATGATCGTAGACCCCTTAAGGTATTGCCACAAGAAAGCACACAGAGCTTTAATTCTCAGACGTTCTATGCCAGAACTTCGTGAGATGATTGACAAGTCTCGTGAACTATATCCACAAGCATTTCCCGGTGCTAAGTTCAGAGAAGTTGAAAAGCTTTGGAATTTTCCCAGTGGTGCGAAAGTGGAGTTTGGTTTCCTTGAACGAGATGCAGACGTGTACAGGTATCAAGGTCAA